CAGTTGGTGAGGTGTTGTGAGAGGTGACGCATTACTCAAATATCCGTCCGTACCGCTATAAAATTGAAGTGTAAAATCATCAGATGCTTCTGTGTTTGAAAATACCAATGAATCTGTCTCCTCATCAAAGATAACCGTATCTATGTGAGTATTAGCAGGGGCGAGTTCTATATCAAGGTCTTCAGCTAATACATATCCATTTGAATAATTCGTTTCATTTAAAGTTATAGATACACCATCTACTTTGAATGTCTTATTCGTAGCACATGTCATCAATTGGGGTGTTGGAATACGAGCAGACACAAGATTAATATTAGAAATGTCATAAATTGGGTTATCTAAATTGACAACATAACTATTGGCGTATGCATATATACCTGTATCTCTTTCACTACTATCTATGTTAAGGGTGTGGACCTTCATTAAAATACAGGGACAATATTTTAATGAATGTTTTTGTCTATTACAAAGCGATTCTCTACTGATACAGTGAGTGTGCGAGGGGGTTGTTCTGGAGTTGTCTCTTAGCGATGCCTAGGTCCTTGGTGTTAGGATTAGCATTACCCTTGTAAGAGTTGAACTGGTGGAAAGGTTTTTGCTGGTAGTTTTGACTCCAGCCACCATTCGCTGGGGCAACACGACCATCAATACGGGTCGTGTCACTGCGAACTGCTGTAAGAGCACCACCCTGCTTGAGAGCGCTCTCACGAACATTCATGCGACCAGCATTACCCATCCTGTTTGGTTTACCTCTGCGGTCTTCTGGACGGAATCCATACTTCATGAGTTCCTCGTTGGTCTTGGCAGTTATCTGGGCAGCGACACCTTGTGTGTATCCACCATGGTGACTGTTGATACCTGGGGCTGGTCTGTTTCCATACGCATATTGTTCGTCGTTACGATCACTCTTAAATCTGGTAGGGTCTTGGGGCATGGTCTGTGCTGAAATGAAACGCTTAGCACCATTGAACCCTAACCCATCGTTGCGAAGACCAGTTTCTGAGCGGTTAGTGGTACGTTTAGTTTTCTCATGCTCGTTGCGAGGAACTACACCAGACATGCCTTGAGCACGTCCAGCCATAGTGGGTCTCCTCGATGGAAGGAAAGCGGTAGTTTCGGGTTTGTTATGGGTAAGCTGACCAACGACAGCGGAGCGACCACCAGTGACATCAGCCGCGGGACCGGTACGTCCTGGAAGTGAAGTCAACCTGTACTCTCCAACATTCACAGGGTTGACCCTGAAAGTTTGCTGGAAACCACCGACTGCGGGTACACTAGGGTCAACACCTAAACCTGGACCAACCATCTGCTTTTCGATGGGGGAAAGGTTGTTCATACGACCATTGTCATACATTCGGTTTCTCATGTTTAGAACTTCCTCACCACCACTACGCTGCTGCATGGTAATATCTCCGAAACTCTCCATCTCCCTTTTGTGAGGAACCTGGGCTGTAGGTTGAAAATTATTAGATTCTATGATTTCTGGGTTTTTCATTGCTGGTGGTTCAGTGACAGAAACTTTTGGTGGCTGGGACTTGGTACTCAAGTTCCTCCCCGCAAATACAAGACCGGCAATGGCCATGAGTGATATAGGATCAGCCATTCTTACTTCTTATTAACATTTTTATTAAGGTACCTTTGCTGGAACAGACCATTCTGGACATCAGCTCTAGTGCTCGAAGGTTCATAACTCATCGTGCGAAGGGGAACCTTACATTCCATGTTGCTTAGGGGAAACAAGTTTCGTTCATAAGTCTGTACGAGATGCTTGTTAAATCGGGAAGTAGATTGGGGACGAAGTTGATCACTTGTCTCAATATATTGTGCTGGGGAACCCTTACCCGCCATGTATGGGGCAGTACCGTACAACATAGTGTTGGGTCGGCAACTGCCACAGTTCAGGCTACCGGGCTGGGGGTATACAAAAATTTCATCAGTCGCTTTTACGGCGGGTAGAGCACCCGCGTTTTGAACAATGGAAAGTCCAGGTTGAAGCTGATACGCCATTTATTATTATATAAGAATATTAATCTAACTATATGTTCCGCCACCCCCTCGGACACTTCCACCACCAAAACCACGGCCAATATTTCCATCTGAACTCAATCCGGAAAATGCCTCGAGCTGGACACCCCTAGCATTGGGATCACAAAAGCGGGTATCACTCTTACACATTGGTGCATTTTTTTTACCATATAAAGCCTCTGCGAAAGCTGTTTGGTCTCCTGGGATATTAGTCACTGGGTTCGAAACAAACTGACGTTCCATAGCATTGCGAAGGTACTTGGGCATAGCAGTACGAGAACGCCCCGCATCATATGGGATACGATCGCTACTGTAGGCCTGAACGAATGGTTTTACCGTGGGGTAATAACACGCCTCCAACCTGTTGGGTGCATCGGTATAATCGGTGATAAGAACATTCCCCATGGGGTTGTCTGGTGTAGGCATTTGACATGACACACCTTCAATAGAATCACCATAGGTTTCCTTAACCATTTTAGACTTATAAAGAACATACACAACACCCAAAACCGTCGCACCCAACACGAATACACGTGGGTCACGCCGAATAAGATAGAGTATAGTGCATACATAAATGATAAAACGGGAAGCAGCGTTTACCCTGTCTTCTGGTGTTTGTTCACCTGTAGGCCAAAATTGGGTGACCTGGTCAGCATCAAAAAGCTGTTGAGGATCATCGAACCAAGCTTTCATTTAGTATATGTGGAGGTTTATTTTTTTGGGAGACCCTTCAACATGTTGCCCATCATCTGCATGAGTGCATCCTGGTCGAGTTCACCGTCACCATTCTGCATACTGTCAGCGACACCTTTGGCAATAGTCTCAATTTGAGCAAGTGTACCTTCGGGAAGAGAGGTGATAGTAGTACCGAGCATGTATAGGGTTTGGAGATACTGCCAGGTAGCACCCTTGGTACCTTCACTCATCTTAGTCCAGTACCGCTTGATATCAAGTTCCTTGAGAAAGTCAATGTTCTCAATTTCCTCGAGAAGAAATGTCTCATCCTTAGCAGAAATCTTGTCCGCGTAGGGAGAAACACCCTTCATGAAACCATCAACAACGAGACGAGGGTTGGTCGACTTGAGTAGGTCGAACGATGTAAGCATTTTTTTAATTCCTTTTTCCTCTGGAAAAGTCTTGTGCAATTCCACAAGAAATTGACTCATCATATCATTGAATGCAGTGACGGATGCCATTTTCTTATTATATTGGTCTAATCTTTAAGTTTAGAAAGGTTCGGTCGAAATAGTCTCCTTTTTACCTAACCCACCTGATATTATGAAAAATACCAAAATCGCGTTGAGAGCAGCGGGTTTAGTGTATTTATTGAGTTCGAGTTTACCTTCATTATTCAAGTACGCCTTGAGATGAATATAAGTGGCGGTTATACCAGCTGCAATTAGGGCGGCACTCACTGGGTCGCGTAATTGCTCTGAGAGTTCCATTTAATTATACCTGGGATTTTTTGTACGTTGCTCTGGTGCATCACCAAAGAATACATTGTCATCTGGTTCCTCTTGGGGTTGACCCATTGGTTGACCCATTGGTTGACCCATTGGTTCACCCATTGGTTGCGCAATTGGTTCTGACACTGGGTCAGGTGCCTGGACACTGTGGATAGTTTTGAACTCATTTTCAAGTCCAGTTGGTCGGGGCTCACCGTATTCTTCCACTCCTTCGAGTGGTTCAGGTTCGGGTTCAAGTCCCTCAAGAGGTTGAGACTCCATCTCTTCCATCTGTTCGTCAAGAACGTCGGGGTCCATACTGTCCTCAACCTCACCATCGAGTGAAATATCACGCGTTTCTTGGGACATGTAGGTTTGAAGAATTTGTTGTACTGGAATAAGTTCCTTCACCGTATTTTCAATGCATAGGGTAAACCGCACCCTGAGGTTCTCATCGCGAATATATTCACTCTGTTCATCATGGAAAATGTAAGGGTCCCTGTAAAGGTCTTTGGCGATATTGTTGTAGCAGGTTTGAATAAAAACCTCTTCAGTTGGGAGCTTGAGAGAAATCTTCTTATTATCCGCCTTGAGACGAACAGCCGAAAGAATCTTGGTACACGCAACAAAAACAGCCGCGAGAAGGTCACCAAACCATGAACACCGGTCAGTGATGTTATCCGAGTGGCGCTTAGACATGGCATTAGACCAGTTTGGGACCTCCTTCAGGTGCTTCTGGAACATGATGAGAACCTGCTTACCCTTAGAGGTCTTCATCGCTTCATTATACATTTCATCAAAAACTTCAATCATAGGTGGATACATAATAAGGCACATCTGTCCAAGATATTCCTTTTTAGCTTCTACAAGCACACTCAAATTGTCCATTTATGATTAATAGGGTTTTTAAAATGATGTTTTCCTACGCACCACTCCTCCTGTACTGATTAGCTATTTTCTTCAGATTCATGAGATTTGGAAAATCACCCTCCTCCACTTCTTCCTTCTTTATTTTACTCTTTTTAGGAACGATCCAACATATATACAGGTCGTGATCACTTACCAGTCTTACTGTAAATCCACCAAGTTCAAACTGTCTAGCAACATATTTAGCTGCAAGTCTCCTATCAAATGCTGGGTACCCGAGTAAGAATGTAGGTACAGTAAGAAATAGTTGTTTGTGTCCAAGTTCTACAGCTTGTTTAATCTTTGAAGAAAACTGTTCATAAATCCTTTTATATATATCTTTTCGCATTTGTTTTCGTTTGTCATCAATTTTCGTCACGTCATTGATGCTTAACATTACAATTACTGCAACTTATTTTTGACGGAATCCAACTCACCCTTGGTAGGAACAGCTGCTTCCTTGACGAGTTCATATTCAACAAACTCTTTACCAGCGGAACCTTCTGTGAAGGCGCGTACATCACCTGGTGCCTGAACACCGATGGGCTGTGTGCGAAGAGAAATCACACGAGACTTTCCATTCTTAACCTCGAACGAGGCAACCACGGAGAAACCAAATGAGAAACCACCCTTCTTCATGACCATAAACATAACTTCATAAATCTCCTCCTTCTCTTTCCTATACCCCTTGACGGCGGTAGTTTCAATGATGTAGGTGCAGACACCCGTACGCTTGGAGATTTCCTGGTTGGCTTGAAGCACAAAGTCTTGCATCTGGTCATTGTCGAGGACGACTTCAAATTCCTCAAATCCATCAAGGTTTGGTCTGGAGTCATTCAATTTTATGGGTGATACGGGTTGTGTGTACCCTGAG